AATCAAATCAGCTCATGAAGCACTAAGTAAAATAATTGATGCAACAAATGAGGAGGCTGAAGAAGTGAAAAAGGAAGAGATTGAAAAGATGGTAGGTGAGGGCATTGCAAAAGCTCTTGAACCTGTTGTTGCAAAGCTTGATGCTATGGAAAAAAGTGAACCGTCTGAAGAAGAGCCTAAGGACCTTACTGCAGATGATGTAACTAAGATGGTTACCGATGCAGTGACCAAGGCTATGGAACCACTGGCACAGCGGATTGAAAAAGTGGAGACTGCTAGGGGCGTGGTTAAGCAGGCTGAAGCTGATGGGCAACAACAAACTGCACCAGTCGTTAAAGGCTACATGGATTATTTAAAATAATAAATTTAGGGAGGATACATCCGTATGACAATGAGCAATCAACAAGTAATTAACAAAGAGGCAGCGATGTCCAGTATCAGGAAAGACCTGAATATTACACTTCCAGGAGATCAGGCATATCAGTTTTTGGTTGATACTATCGCTAATGCTGGTACACTATCTAAGTTGCAGCCGATTTTTAGAAATAGTGGCACCGGCAATATCGATACGCTGTCCGTTGGATCTAGGAAAATCCGAGAACATTCTAAAACACATACACCTACCGGTGTTGGTGGCATTACACCAGGACAGATACCTTATAATGTTAAAAAAGTATTTTGGGATGAGTGGATCCAGGACGATGATGTTTGGTACAACCAGCAGGCGCGAGGGGAAAATATTGAAGAAACTGTTATCGCCATGATTCAGAAACAACTCGGCGTTGATCTGCAGGACCTCATTTTTAACGGTGATACTGCAACTGATGCAGAGGATCCTAATTATGCATTTCTCAGTATTATTGACGGTTTTGTGAAAAAGGCAAAAGCGTCCGCTAATAAAACAGATTTAGCAAGCACTGCTCCTACTATTGCTGACTTTACCAATCATATTCAAGTCTTACCGGAAAAGTATAAAAATGCGCATGACGATATCACCTGGTTTCTCACTCGGGGCACGCATGATAAAATCGTCTCCTTGGCTACACAGCGGCAAACAGGATTTGGAGATGCTGTATTGCAGGAAGGCCGATTAAGCCGACTGGCTGGCTACAATGTTGAAGTCGTAGCAAATTTACAAAGCGGATTTGCAGCATTAACACCATTCAAAAATTTCAAGCCAGTATTCACTCGTGAATTGCGTTATAATCGCACTGCACAAGGAGCAACAGCAGCTGCTAAGGATGCTACCTATCATATCATTTATGCTTATCTTGATGCAGTGGTTAGGGAAGTCGATGCCGTGGCATGGATGACCGGTACAAAATTATAGGAGGTAGGGATATGTCTAGTCAATACAAATTAAAACAAGAAAAAGGCGTTCTCCATGTTGGTGGAGGACGCTTTTTCTATCCTGATGAAACGTATGGTTTGACGGATGCGGAAGCTGCAACATACGGTCATTATTTTAGTGAGGAACAAGTTATAGTCCTAGAGGAAGAGGAAGAGGAAGAGCTAGGCGAGAAAGATCCCGATAATGAAAAGATCGAGGATGTTGTTATTATCGAAAAGGCAACCGAGAACATCGAAAATATAGCTGACACTGTAGAGGCAAAAGTGAAAGTAGAAACCCAGGTAGAACCTAAAGCAGAAACCGTACAAAATCGTCGCAAATCAAGCAGTGAAAAGGTTGAAAAGTAGGTGGAAAGGTGAATCCTTTAATTAAACCGGAGCAGGTTATTGAGTATACCGAGTTTGAGGCAGTAGAAAATCGGCAGACTGATAAGCTGGAAAGTGATATTACCCAGGCTGAAGCGGAGCTGTTTAATCGCTGCGGTCATCGGTTTACTGATCCTAAATATACACTTGTACCGAAGGAAATCACTTTAGCATTAATTAAGCTAGCTGAGTATTACGCTCTGATTAACTCTGATGAAGCGATTACGAAAGGTTATACATCGGAGCGATTGGGTGATTATAGTTACACTTTGGCTAATGGGATGGCGGTAAATCGTCCGGTCATAGACTTGTTGATTGCCGATTATATTGTTAAAGCCGTACCGAAAAGACCAGTCACCTTTAGGATGAGGGCGTTATGAGCTTTAAATCATTATTGACTGATCGCTGCAGTATTTACCATATTGTTGAAATAAGCACTTCACCCGGTTATGGTCTACCGGGTGAGGCTGTATTTGACTATGGAGAGCTTCCTGATTTGGAAGATGTCCCTTGCAAATTTACGGAGAAAAGTCAATCCATTACCCAGGGAGAACCAGGGGCAGAAATTGTTCATAGTTTTGCTGTTAGCTTTCTCATAAGTACAGATATCAGGCTCAATGATAAGGTGATTTTTGAGGGAGCTGAATACAAGGCACAGATACCTCGAAAGGTGAAAAATCATCACATCGAAGTGATTGTGACTCGTAAAGGTAGCTTATAGGGGGATTCACATGGCTTCGTCAAGGATGCGGGTTGATATTAGGGGTTTAGATGCTTTTATAAAAAAACTCAAGCAAGCATCAAGTGGAGAACTGAAAGAGAAATACAATGTTTGGCTTGAGGGGATGGGACTAAAGTTTCTTGATGTTGTACAAGATGAGATCATTCGACTAGGGGTCACGGATACCAGGAGGCTTTTGAATTCCTTTAGTAGAGGTAATGGAGATTGTATCTTTAGCATTAGTAATACTGGTTTATCGTTAAAGGTTGGTACCAATGTCCAATATGCGCAATGGGTTAATGATGGACATTATGTGGGAAGTAAAAAGCTTACAAGAAAAACAAAAACAGGTAGAAAGCTGGCGCTAAAAAATATTAAAAACTGGGGTGGCGGAAGAAAGTGGATTGAAGGATATCATTACTTCGATATTTCTTTATTAACATTTGAAAGAATCTTTAAGGCATCTTTAGAGCAAAACCTTCAAGAATGGCTTGATACTTTTTAGGAGTGTGGTTTGATGCTGCAAGATGAGATAGGCAGTATTATGAAATATTGTCACAATCTATACCCTGTGAAAATCTATCCGGATCGAATACCGCAGAATATGGCTATCCCATCTATGTATTTTCCGGTACCCATTGTAGTCAGCTCTGGTGATACTTTTTCTAGTTATCGGAATTCGTATCAGCTGTTTATCAAGGTATTTGCCGATACAACTCAATTCGCACATGGAAAGGCACATCTCATTGCTGAAGGTATCCGTAGGACTCGATTTATTATCCCTACTGTCTGCCAAACAGGGGTGCTTACAGGGCAGCATATGAGATTGAATAGCGATATCCAGACAAAGGCGCTAGATGAAGGGGTTGCACAATTAAGTTTAAAGTGGGACAGTCGATATGCCTACGATAGAGAAGTTTATCAGAAGATGGGCAAATTCTTCGTAGAGACGGTATTAAAGACATGGGATTAAAAAAGGAGGGATAAGAATGGCGAAAGAAACTAAATTCCCCATAGCACAGCTAAGGGGGCACTGCCAAGAGTTATTTGGGGTATCTCAAGTCGTTTTTGATGGTGCTTTTTTTGATGCAAATGGAGAAATATCTAAAAAAGAGGCCAAGAAAAGGATTGATGCTTGGCTGAAAAAGGAAGTGAAATAGACGACTTTTATTTACTAATTTAGTATAGTTAGCATGTATGATAACTATATTGGGGTGTATTTATTGTGTTTAAAATTAGAGTTTGTTCTAATTGTGGAAGAGAATTTCCTTTAACTACTGAGTTTTGGCACAGAGATAAAGGCAACTGCGAGGGATTAAATAAAAGATGTAAGGAGTGCAGGAATGGCAGTTTTGGAATTCGGGACTTAAGTAATTTAGACTACAAGCCTTGCAAACGATGCGGAGAAATATTCCCCACGACGACGGATTACTTTAGGCGTAGCAATAAAAAAACCAAGGATGGTATCAAGGAATATCTCTGTAATATCTGCAAAAAATGTGAAGGCGAAAGAGATAAGCGGTTTAAGCAAGACCATAAAGAAGAAATAAGCAAAAATCGCAAGGAATACTATCAAAATAACATAGAGAAATGCAGAAGTTATTATCATGAGAACAAAGATAGAATTTTAGCCCGTGATATTAATAAACGTGATAGTAAAGTTAAATATTTGAGAGAGTATTACCTTAAGAATAAGGAAGTTCTACTTAAAAAGCAAAAAGCTTATACTGAGAATAATATTGAGGATATAAGAGCTTACAGAAAAGAGTACTACAAATTGCGCAACCAAACAGAAGAAGGTAAAGCGGTATTAAGGAAAGCGAAACACAAAAGAAGAGCCAATCAAAAAAACTTACCATCCAACCTTACGACACAACAATGGGAAAATATCAAAGAAACATTTAATCATTCTTGTGCTTATTGCGGGAATAATAACTTAAATTTACATCAAGAGCACTTTGTCCCTCTCAACAAAGGCGGAGAGTATACTATTAATAATATAATTCCCGCATGTGCTCATTGTAATTTTTCTAAGCAAGATAAAGACTTTTTTGAATGGTATCCAAAACAAAAGAAATACAGTGAGAAAAGAGAAAAATTTATATTAGATTATTTAAAATATGACAAAAAACATATGGTCCAACAATTAGCACTTACTATGATGTAGGTGTTTTTATTATGCAAAAGGAGTGATTTTATGTCTGGAGGAACATTTATTCCAGGTGTTAGTAAAGTACGCCCCGGATTATATATGGTATTCCGTGCAGCCGCATTGGCAAGTATTCGCGTGGCAGAGCGTGGTACTGTAATTCTCCCTCTCATCGCAAATTGGGGGCAAGAGAGGACATTCCTCACGATTGAGGAGGAAGATGATGTGATGGCCAAACTTGGCTATGATATCAATGATGCCGAAATGCTATCTGTGCGAGAGACGTATAAAAGGGCAAAAGTCATTTTAGCCTATCGACTGAATCTGGGAGATAAGGCTAAAGCAACCTGGGGGACAACGACTGCAACTGCAAAATATAGTGGCATCAGGGGCAATGACATTATCATCAAAGCCTCTGTCAATGTGGTAGATGAAACTCTCATGGACGTCAAAACCTATGTAGATGACCGTGTAAAAGATGAGCAAAGTATTGCAAAGGCTGAGGACTTGCAGGCCAATGACTGGGTTACATTCAGCGGGAATGGTGTTATTTCAGCAACTGCCGGCACGACTCTTGCGAACGGTACAAATGGAACGGTGATCAATTCCGATTACACTGAATTTCTATCTGCTTGTGAGACACAACTGTTTAATGTGGTAGCATATCCAGTTTCGGATCCGACTCTTAAGGTGTCGTTTGCCACCTGGGTGAAAAAGCTTCGTGATGATGAGGGTAAAAAGATTGTGGGTGTTCTAGCTGACTATAATGCTGATTACGAAGGCGTTATCAATGTTAAAAATGGTGTTATTCTAAATGACGGTACCACCTTGGATGCCTTAGGTGCTGTCCCTTGGGTAGCTGGTGCAACTGCAGGTGCATCAATGGTCCAATCACTGACCTATTCTGCTTATGAAGGTGCTGTGGATGCAAATCCAAGATTCGGTAATCTTGGGTATATCAACGGTTTGCTTGCAGGTCAGTTTGTATTTCAGTTCGACGGTGAAAAGGCTAAGGTAGAGCAGGATCTCAATTCCCTACACACCTATGATCAAACTAAAAATCAGCGGTTTAGCAAGAATCGGGTCATTCGCGTGCTTGATAATGTCAATAATGATTTACTAAAGACCTTCTCTGACAGTTATATTGGCAAAATTGATAATGATGCTGATGGGCAAGCGTTATTGAAACAAGCCGTTGTTGATGGGTATTTGCAAACCCTCCAAGACGCAGGAGCCATTCAAAATTTAGATAAAGATAATGATTTTATCATTGACACAAAAAAGTCTGTCGGAGATGAAGTTTGGGCTAAGGTTGGCGTGCAGCCCGTAGACAGTATGGAAAAATTCTACTTTGATGTAGTCGTAAGATAGGAGGCTGTGATTATGGGAAAATACAAAAGCCAGGATACAATTTCGGCCAAAGAAGGTCGCTTTTTTCTAGATGGTATTGAAATGTTTAACGCCGTAAAGCTTGAATTGACTATTGAAAAAAATAAAGTGGAAATTAAACGGCTTGGCGTGCGAATGACTGGGCATAAGACAACTGGTTTGTCAGGAAGTGGCACTGTGACTGAGTTCCATGCCACTTCCAATGTTGGGCTTCTTATGCAAAAGTACAAGGATACAGGTGAGGATGTGTATCTCGATGGCATTGCTACGATTGACGACAAGGCAAGTGGGCGCGGTGTAGAGCGCATAGCGTTAACGGGTATCAATTTTGATAGCCTAACGATCATTAATATGGATTCTGAAAGTGATGACGTAATTAAAGACGAAATTCCTTTTACTATTGAAGATTTCAACTATATTAGTCCTTTAAACGTAACAGTCTAGAGCTTTTTCTCTAGACTGTTCCTTATTACAAAAATGATTCTGTTTTTGTTTATTGTTGATTTTCGACCTAAAGAAAACCGCCTCTTGAAAAGGCGGTTAAATAGACGCACAACAATGAACTTATAATTCCTTTGTCATAAAGACACTATTAGGATCTTCAATGTAATCTGAAAACGGCTTACAATATTGAAACCCAAGATTTGCATAGAGTCTTTTAGCCGGCTCGAAAGTATTCATTGAGCCCGTTTCTAAACTTAGTCGCTGATAGCCACGTCGCTTGGCTTCTTCAATTATATATTCAAGGATTCGCCTTGCAACACCCTTTCTAAGATGTGATGAAGAAGTTCGCATTGATTTAATTTCTCCGTGTTGACTATCAAGTTCCTTAAGTGCCCCGCAACCAACTAATTCATCTTGTTCCCATGCAGTCCAGAATGTAATTTCTGGCTTTTTTAATCCTTCAAGATTTAAGGCATGTATACTTTCTGGAGGGGAATGAAGTGTCATACTCTGAAGATGCTCCCCAATAAGTGCAGCTACTTCAAATCCAGTTAAATCATCTAGTTTAATATCCAAGAAAATCACTCCATTGACTCTATTATTTTACTCACTAGTATACGTTATATTATATTCGTGCCCAACTTTCCTGCTTGTTAGCTCAGAAAGAAGATGTTCCGCAAAATAGAATTGGTTCCTTAAGAATTAACACAGCTTAAAAAAATTATAATTGGAGGTTTTATGTATATGGATATGTCAGCATTTATGAAGGGTAAGGCTAAGCAGTTACCGGAGGAAGAAAAAGTGATCACTAAGTTGTATGAGGATGAAGAGGGACAGGCGATCCCTTTCAAATTTAAAGCAATTCCTACTACTCTCGTCGATAGAATTAAAGACGATTGTACGACGATCCAGTATATCAAAGGACAGCGGATCGAAAGTTTTGACAGAGATCGGTTCTCTTGCAGAATAGGCATTGAAACAACCGTGTTTCCTAATTTCAAGAATGCAGAGTTACTGCAATCGTATAATTGCATCGATCCTGTGGATTTAGCCAAAGCAATCCTAAACCTACCTGGAGAGTATACGGAGTGGATTCAGACGTGTTCCAGGCTCAATGGCTTTGATGATACGATCGAAGATCTGGTGAAAAAAGCAAAAAACTAATTAAGAGCGGAAATTATGACGCCGTTTTCGCTCATCGCATTTGGCAGCGTCATCATCTCTTGCCACAAGATTTTTGGCTTATGGATGAATACCATAAGTCATTTTTACTTGCTTCAGAGGAACTTGTGATGGAGCAGGAAAAAAAGGATGCTCAGAAAGCAGCGAAAAAGGGAAGGAGGAAATGAGCTTTTGGCTAGTATGTTTGCACTATTTGAAATGCAAGATCGCATTTCTGCCAAGCTAGATAACTTGGCCAAGCGAACCGAAAAGTATGCTGAAGCATCTCAGCAACTTGCCAAGGTTGGGACTATGGCCTTTGTTGCAATAGGAGCTGCAGCTGTAACGGCTGGCACGGCAGTCATGCATGTATCTGATAATCTAAATAAAGCGCTAAATGGTGTACAAGCTTCTACTGGCATGGCGGAGGCGGAAATGAGTGGTCTTAAAGATACCATGCTTTCCATCTATAATAATAACTTCGGCGAGAATTATCAGGATATAGGTAAGTCTTTATCTACCGTTAAGCAAATAACCCAAGCTTCAGGCAAGGAGTTAGAGAACCTTACTACAAATGCATTGATGCTTAGGGATACGTTTGAATTTGAAGTGAATGAATCGACTCGGGCAGCAGATGCATTGATGAAAAACTTTGGGATTACAGGGGATCAGGCGTTTACTTTGATTGCACAAGGTGCTCAAAATGGGGCAAACAAAAATGAAGATCTTTTAGATTCCTTGAATGAGTATTCAGTACAATTTAAAATGCTAGGTTTTACTGCGGATCAGTTTACCAATACTCTGATAAGCGGTGCTACAAACGGAGCCTTTTCCATCGACAAAATTGGAGATGCAGTCAAAGAATTTACGATACGTTCTAAGGATGGATCAAAGGCGAGTGCAGAAGGTTTTGCAGCCATGGGCCTTGATGCCGATCAGATGACTATGGCATTTGCCCAAGGGGGTCCTGCAGCACAAGAAGCATTTCAAACCGTGGTCAAGGCATTAGCCGGTATGGAAGATCCTGTTGCACAAAATACGGCTGGGGTTGCTTTGTTCGGTACGATGTTTGAAGATCTAGGTGCTAAAGCAGTACTGGCTTTGGGAGATACTTCTGGTATAGCAAATTCGACTGCAGATACTTTGCAGCAAATCAACGCCGTAAAGTATAAAGACTTTGGTTCTGCAATTACTGGTATTGGTAGGCAATTAGAAACAGGGATATTGGTACCGTTAGGGGATAAACTACTCCCCACGCTCAATGGATTTGGCGGTTGGATTACGGCCAACATGCCTGCAATTCTAGCTGCTGTGATGACCGCTTTTTCTTGGATTAG